GCGTTCGTAAGGTGTTTGGCGGCTCTACGGACGGTTTGGAGTGTCGCCGCGCTAGAATCGAATCGATGAAATGACATGGATGAATGAGGTTGAATGGCCTACTTTTTATCCGGCGAAAAGTTATCACGGCTTGGATCGTTCTGCGGTGGGATACACATCGTAGTCCTCGCCGAGTTCGACCGGGACGACACGAATTCTCCCTTGCGTGTACTCGCCGGGGTTGAGTTCCTTTGCCGCACGTTCCGCATCCTTGCGCGAGGAGAATTCGACCGTCTCAAATTTGACCACGCGTTCCTTCAGATCTGACCAGCCAATCGCGCCGGATAGCTGGACTTTGTAGACTGGCTTCGCGAACAGGTTTCGGCTCATGGATACATCCCTCCCTTGTTGATGAGGTCGATGACGAACTCCGAATCGTCGATCAATTGCTGCCGTCGCTTCTCGCCTTCGCCGGTGTTGTCTGTGGACTTATACATTCGGACGTAGAAAAGCGCGTCCTGAAGGCACGTGAGCGCGGCGGCGACGTGCGCGAGACGGGTGGCTGACTCGCCAGCGATTGCGTCGAAATTCCGTTTGCGGGTATATTCCAGTCTTTCCAACAACTCGGTCAAAGATAAATTTCGAGCCTTCAAAGAGTCGTCTTGATATTTTTTTTCGAGGATTATTTGGATATCAAGCGCGTTGTACGGTCCGTTTGTTCCAGTTATCATAGCGTCTCCAGATCAGGTGTACCGGGGCAGAGCTTGTCGCCTTCCTCGCGTTCGATGATCAGTTCCAGAATCTGATGGCCATCTTTCGCGACGAGGGAGCAAATGTGCTTGTTGTCATCGTAGATTGAGAGCGGTGTCGCGCCGCTTTCGGCTTCCTCGCCCGTAAGGATGGCGTTGAACAGGTCCACGATGGTTTGCGCGTTCTGTTTGGATTGAATGGTTAGTTTCATTTCTTTGCTGTTGTTTGGTTAATTTCGAGTGAGGAAAGTTTTTGCATGACGCGACGGCCATAGGCGCGGGAAGAGGAACGCTTGAGGGCTTTTGGCCCACCCTGCCAGATGCGCGCCAGCGATTCGTCGCTGAGATGTTTGCCGTAATGGCTTAGGTATGCGTGGGCAATGAACGTCGCGACGGCGCGGTTGGTGACTTGGGCGTGCGCGTAATGCGTCCCCATGATGCGATTCACGTCGCGAACCATGACCGGCTTGATTTGGAGCGCGCCAAGCTCGCCGTGACGGCCACGGGCAAGATCATTTCCGTGTGATTCGATCTGGATTAACGCGGATAAGAGGAGCGGATGCATGATTTGATGCGCGGATGCGGTTTATTCGTGGGATTTGATGCGCGGGGGATGTTTTAACGGGTTTTCAGCCCTCTTGCCAATATCCGGTTTCCTCTTGCCAGTAACCTATTTCGAATTGCTGCTGGTTCACGTTGACCAGTCGCGTCGATCCACACCGGCAAGTCTGCTCGATTGTCGTCCAGCCGTGAGCGCGAGGATTCGGACGATAGGAATCGACCGGACCAGCGAAACATCGACTGACGAAATGCTTCGGCTTATGGGCGTGCTTCACGGTTGTTGTCCTTTCGCCTTCCTGATGATGGCGCGAGCATAGTCTAGGTCTTCATCATCGGCCATCGGATGCGCAAGACGTTCAAGCGCGGAGAGTAAGTCAGGCGCGGATGCGATTAAATGGGCGGCGGTGGGGTCAAAAGTCTTCGCGTAATGGTTTCCCTGATTCGTGATGATGACGAAAAAGTCGTCAGATTGCGTGATTTTGAGCGGGAAAGGTCCGGGAGTATGGGATTTCATTGGGTTCAGGCGTTGATGGTGAATGATTCTGCAAAACGAAGACCTTCAGCGCGGCCAGACTGGGAACCGCCAAGCTCCGATTCCTCGCGTGCGCCGTCGCCTAACTGGCGCGAATAGGCGTCCCAATGTTCGCGTGCGTCGCAATAGGGGATGCCGCAATCGCGGTTCAGGATATGCGCGAAGGATGAATAAAAGTCAGCCAGAACGGATTCAACCGCATCGTCCATGTCGATAGCGCGGAGAAGATCCGCATCCATGCGGGATAATTCCATGCGCGGGAGGAGGATTTCGACGGCGAAGTCTGTAGCGTCCGCCCAGATTGACTGGTAGGCGTTTGTCCCTAGCCACAAGGAGCCGTCCTGAAATAGATGGTATTTGGATGCGTCTGACGATTCATCTTCGCGGAAGGAGTTTGCTATGTTATCCGCGAAAGGCGCGAGCATTTCGATGAGGTCTTGTTCCTCGTCCGATAGGAACGAGTCCATGCGGTAATTTTGTCGGATGTAAGCCAGCGCGGATTGCGGGAGCCTGTCAGCGTGGAACGATAGCAGGATCGTCTCGCGAGCAATGATGCGTTCGAGGATCGGGATAAGCTTTGGATTCATGGGATTGGATTATTTGAGAGTGATTTGACCGTTGAGCATGACGACCGTCGGAAGATAGGAATTCTTGCCGTGCGTCCGTTTAATGGCGCGGGAATGGCGGACTTGTGCGCGGGAAGCGGTTTCGAATGAGCGATGGCGGCTGATCGTGCGCATATTGAAATGATCGAAGAGGGAATATTTCATTGGATGCTTTCGTTGGTTTGAGGGTTATTCGAATGCTTCGGACAGGTAGGTAAGTTCGCGCGAGGAATCTTTGCTGGTGAATTCAGGCCGAAGGATAACCTTAGAACCCTCACGCAAGGCGATTGTGTTACCGTTATTCCGGCGACTTCCCCAATCGTTCAGGAGTTGCGATACTTCGCGCGCGGAATATTCAGAATTGAATAGATGCTCTGTTTTCATTGGATTATTTGAGGAAGGACTTTATGGCCTACCCTTTCGCAGCACTCTTTCGAATAAGGCGCGGAGGATAGGTCGAAAATCAGATCATTGCGCCTTCGGTCGATTGCATTTCAAGCGCGTCAATGGCTGCGCGCATAAGATCTTCGACATAGCAGTTTTCCGCCGGGTCGAGCGGGTTGGAATAAACGCACATACCAATGCAATCGGCATGATGCCAGTCGCCATCTGCGAAATAATAGGATTGGACGAACCAACAACCTGCGCGATTAATTAGGTCGATCATTTCCTGTCGTTCCTGATCGGAATCCGATTCTCCAAATACGTCGAAATATGATTCCGTTTCTGGAAATGCGCGGATTGCAACTAGGCCATCAGATTCAAGGGCGCGGAAGGTTTCAATAGTGGTTTTCATTGGATGCGTTGGGTTTATTCGTTGGATTTAATGGATTGCAAAGCGAGGCGTGCGGCAAGTACTGGCCCGTAGAAAGCTTCCTTTGCTTCCAAGGACAGCGTTTGATTGACGGCGCGGCCGTCGGACAGCTTGCGGTCAAATGCCGACAGCAAAAGGCGCAAGGCGCATTCAAGCTTTTCCGTTTGATTCGATGGGTAGTTTTCGTTCATTGGATTTGATTTGATTGGATGGATTGAAGACACGTTGCAAGCCACGCTTTCGTGTGGCTTGGCACGTTGCTTTAACCGACGACGAAACCGCTTGTGTCTGATTTTGCTTTGCCTTTGGCGGTAAGACCAACGACCACGCCACGGGGGTCAAGGAACCGCAGGTCGTTTTCGTCGCCGTTGATGACGGGAAAACCTTGCCAATGCGTCGGCAGTACTTTGCTGCGGAAAACGACCGCCACATTACCGCCACGGGATAGAACGTCTAGGCATTGGCTTTCGTTGGTTTCCGAACGGGAGAACGTAAGGCTATAGTTTGACGGGAGTTTTCCGCCGATAAACGCCAGCATTCGAACGTAGTTTTTTGTGTAGTCATAAAATTGAACGCCTTTGAATGCTTGGATTACTCCGTGGCGTTCCCATCCAACGTCGGAAGTACCGTCAAGGCGCACCGTCGGCGTGGCGTTTTCTTTGATGCACTTGGCGATAAGCCTAGAAACATTGGCTTTCAGGGTTTCAATGAAAGCGGGGCGGTCTTTGACGTAGAAAACTGTTTTTGCGATTCGCGCTTTTTGGACGCTAGTGAACGCGCCACGGCCAGCAGAATAGAGGCAGTGTTTTCGGCATCCGTCGGACGCAAAGGCGCAGACATTAATGAATCCAGAAACGGAAGCTGGCGCAAGGTAGAGAATACCCGTTCGATAGCCTTTGGATTGGCCTTTGATGGTTTTTGCGTTTGTGTCGATGGATAGTAGGGTTTTCATTGGTTCAATGGTTGGGAGTGAAACCGAGTGACGTTTCGAGATAAGCTTGGATTAGGACTAGGGTGACAATTGCAGCTGCAATGAATAGGCGTTTGAGGGTGATTCGTTTCATGGGGTTAGGCGTTGACGGGTGAAGTAAAGTCCCAAACGAATTCTTCGAGCGATTCGAGAAAAGCGACTTGAGCGGGTGACAACCGGATGGAACCGCCAACCTCACCTTCATTAATGGCGCAGCAAAACGAAGCTGTTTCACGCCCAAGGCAAACGAGAACTGGCGTGCCTTGTCCCGGGTCGTTTGGGAAGATTTCGTTGGCATCGAATTCGACGCGTAGTCCGTTTGGGCCGTGTTTGGTGAAGCGTGTTTTCATTGGATTTTGTTAACTGTTTACCGTCCACGATTCACACTTTCGAATGAACCGGGAACGATAAACAATCAGTCTTCGATGCCGACACTGGCGCACGTTTCGCACCATTGGCCCGAATCGCCTAGCTCACGGAGGGTGAACAGGCCGCCGCAATCACGGCATTTGCATTTGATTTCTGAGAGCCACTTGTCGGGGCCAGCAGCAAGGCCAGCGATTCCAGCTGGAATAACTGAACCATTGGCAAGGCGGACGAATCGTGCGCCACTTTCGGAACGGGTGATTTTGTAAGCTTGGATCTTCATTACCTAGACACTATGGGCCGAAAGCCTGTCGGGAGCAAGGTTTATTTGCAATTTTCTTTCGTTTTCTTTGGAAGGAAAGGGGGAAGGCATGGTTTGAAGGGAAAAGCGAGATAAATCGAAGGAAAAGTGAAGAAAAGTGAAGTGAAAAGCCCCGCTGTACCCACCTTACTTTGAAATAAAAGCCCGAATTTTAACGATAAAGTGGCGTACAAGATGTTGTGGTGTCGGATTTTGGGTATACTACAGGTTGTGGTGTCATTAGACTTGCTTAGAGGTACCTTGCAAAGCAAAGTAGCGTCGTGACTCAAAAGGAATGGAACCAAGCAAAAGCACTTTACCTGTCCGGTAAGACTTGGAAGGCAATTGGAAGCGAATTGAAACTAAACTTTGCAACCTTGACCAGCAAAGCAAGCAAGGAAGGAATCACCAAGGTGAGGAAGGAGATGAGGAATACTATTTCCCATAAAGAAACGGTTTCTATTGAAAGCCTGTCAGCAATAGTCCGCTCTAAGCTCGCCGCCGACGCTGCTTCAACATTGGAACGCATAGACTCTTACGACTTGGACGGTATCAAAGATGAATCTTTAAGAGAGGGAATACTTCAATCGGTTTCTAAAAGATCGGCATTAGTATTCGGTTGGAGCGAAGGTAATGAAAGCACGTCTGTCAGCATTAACTTGCTGGGTTCAATGCCGGATAAATTGTTCCACGTGGAACAGAGCGTGAATCCCGTTTGAAGTGAATATAACACACATTGTACATCACGTAGAAACTAATGGTCAGGATAAGTTAATCTAATGGGGGAAAAGGATTGTTTTCCTATAGGATTGGCACACTTTGTGAGGCAAAGTAAGGCACCCCCTTTTGGGGACGGCTTCGTTTACGATACCCCCCTCAAAAATTTTCCGTCTTTTTGACCATGTTAAGTAAAATTAAAATTGGTCAAGTTATTTCTCTCAATCAAGCTGAGAGGAAGTTGGCCCACTTCGTGGCTAAGAATCGCAACGGCAATAATCGTCATTTCAACGTGACGAACTTAAAGGTTAGCGATGCTGATCCTGCGACGGTAGATCTGGAGGGAGTGTGTGGCGAGATAGCCTTCTGTAAGCTATTTAATGTCTATCCCGACATCGACACAGATAGAGAACCTCCGCACCCGCTCTACGACGCAGTTATCCCGCCCATCCCTCCGGGCATTCGCATCGATGTGAAGACGACCAAGTACGAGACTGGCAAGCTGCTGGTCGATTCGCGAAAGGGCGTTAAAACGCTGGGCGTGGATTACTATGCGCTGATGACTGGACAATTCCCCGGTCCGTATACCTTCAGAGGTTTCATCGCGAGGGAGCATATCATCCAGCCGCACAAGCTCGGCCTAATCTGCGGATACAAAAGCTACATGGCAGAGCAGAGCGAGCTAATCGACAATCCTTCGGATTGCCAATCAGCGCACTTATTCTGATTGACTCATGTGGCGCTATTATGCGTCATTCCGGCAATCGACCTTAAGAGTCGCGTTCGCTTGGTCATCGAATGCAAAACTGTCTAAGCGGCAATGACGCTCCGCATCGGTCAGCGCGTAGGTCCGATCCGCCATCGTTTGATGGATGGATAGAATGGCCTACCAAATGCAGATAACGTCGGTTTAATTTTTCATCTCATGGCTTGTACTAATGTCTTCAACGCCTTCGCCGTAGCGACTGAGTCGCTCGCGCAGGACGTCTATAAACGCGCCTCGTATCGCTCGATGTGGCTCAACATGATTGAGCGCGGCGAGTATCCTCAAGGTACGGGTTTGACCCAGACCTCGTTCACCACCACTTCCATCGAGCCGACTGCGGCTGAGGAATGGTCGGCCATCACGCTCGCCAGTGGTTCCAATTCTGGCGCTTGCGATGTCACCTACAACGACGTTCCGGTCGGCTATAATGCCGTTACTTGGAGTCCTGAGCGTTTCGCGCTGAAAGGCCCGTTGCTCTGTAAGGATGATCTGACCTTTGATCATCGCGTCGAGGCGTTCTTGCGCGTGTACTTGGAGAAGTTGTCCATCCGTGCGCAGCGTTCTTGGGAGACTCGCTATCAGAATATGTTCGCCAAGTATGCCATCAAGGCAGTGGCCGACTCGTCTTTCACTCAAGTCGAGACGATTCCCTCTGGCGTGAATGAGTTGCCGTGGATTCAGACTGGCTCTGTTGGTCAGGCGCTCAATCAGTCCACCTCTGAGTTGACTCAGGAGATGCTCGATGTTGCCGCTGCCACGCTGATTCGTAACGGTGCAACGAATCCTGATAGCTCTGGCTTCATCACCTATAGCAGCGACGGCCCGGTGTTCCCGTTGTACATCGGCTTGGAGGCTTCTCAGCGTATCGCTCAGAACAACCCCGCGTTCCGCGACGATCAGCGTTTCGCGGATATGGGTACTGGCGAGGGTGCGCAGTTGCTCAAGCGAATCGGCGCGAACCGGGTGATTAAGAACTTCCGGCATGTGCCGAATTTGTTCCCTCCTCGGTACAGCTACGCTGGCGGCAAGTACACGCTGGTTCAGCCGTTCACCAGCACCTCCGGTACGAAGGGTACTGTGTTCAGCGTCAATTCTAGCTGGACCACCGCCGCGTACGAGGCTGCGTTCATCGTGACTCCGTATGTGTTCAAGTCGCACATCGTGCGTCCTGTGAACCGCGTTGGCGATTTGGCGTGGATGCCGACCAACTACATGGGCGAGTGGCAGTGGG